CGGCGAGTACAACAACGCGCAGGCCGAGGGCCTCAACGACGAGAAGCGCGGCGAGGAAGTGCACGAGCGCTTCCGCGTCGTCATCGACTCGATCAAGGCGCTCCAGTCCGAGGCCACCGCAGGCGAGGCGCCGCCCGCGCCACCCGGCGGCGGCATGCCGCCAGGCGCACCCACTGACCAGTCCGGCATGCCGCTCGCGGCGATGCCGCCCCCGATGGCCACGATGCCACCGCAACCCACTGCACCAGGAATGGCAGCATGAGCAACCTCGACGACGACGTCTCCACCATCGACGCTGGCACCGCTGACACCCGAGTCGGCGACGCAAGCGGCGAGCACCGCGGCGCGTACACGCGCGTCGTGAGCGACCAGACCCGCGCGCTGTTCGCCAAGGCGGCGGCGGCCGTCAAGTCGCAGCTCGAGGAGGGCGAGGACGACGGCCCGGCGCTCGGCATCGAGACGACCCCGGCCGAGCCCGCGCCCGCCGCCGTGGCCGATGCCGCGCCGGCGGCGACGCCGGAAGCGACGCCCGCGGCCGCACCGACGTCAGCGGCGCCAGCGGCCGACGACGCCGTGGTGCTCGCTCGGACCCAGCTCGAGGCCGAGCGCGCGGCGTTCGCGGCCGAGCGGGCCGAGTGGGAGGCGCGTCGCGCGACGGCGACGGCCGACGACGTGCCCGACGACCCCGCGGCGTGGGTCATGGAGCGGATCAAGAGCTGGGGCGCCGGCACCGACGAGGCACTGCGCGCCGAGCTCGCCGACCTGGTGACGGAGCTGTCGGCCAAGGCCCTCGGCGTGCCGCTCAACCCGGCGACGCAGGCGAAGCTGTCGCAGAAGCGGGCCGAGCGCATCGTCGCGCAGCACAACGCGCGCCTGGACAAGCGCGAGCGCGAGCTGGCGGCCAAGGAGGAGGCGCGCCAGGCCGCGGCCGACAAGGCCGAGGCAACGCGCCTGCTCGGCGCCGCGCTCACGGCCAAGGCCGAGCAGTTCCCCTTCCTGAACGCCGAGGACGACCCCGCTGCCATCGTGTACGGGATCGTCGAGGCCGACCACAAGCGCACCGGCACCACGACCTCGTGGGAGGAAGCCGCCGCGCGCGCCGAGGCCGCGATCAAGGCCAAGGCGACGGCGTGGCACGCCAAGCGCGCCAAGATGTTCCAACCGGCTCCGGCCGACCCGCAGACCAGCGCCACCAAGGCGACCGCCACCAGCCCGGGCGGTCAGGCGCTGACGAATCGCGCGGCCGCCGGAGGCCAAGCGCCACCTGCCGTGAACGACGCCGACCTGTCGAACGAGGAGCGCCGCGCGCGCTCGATGCGTCGACTGGCGGCGTCGCTCGCGGAGCGACAGGCGGCGGAGTGACCACCACCACCTGACCCAAGCCCGAGGAGGGCAAGACAATGGCTCTTGATCTGACCAGCTACGACCCGATGCTCAAGGACCACTACGCCCCCGGCGTGGTGGCGAACATGGCGATGCAGGACAACGCCCTGTTCGGCTCGATGAAGAAGAACAACTCGCGGCCCGTTGGCGGCCGCAAGTGGGTGCAGCCGATCCAGTTCGGCCTGCCCGGCGGCGGCTCGTCGACCTTCGCGACCGCGATGGCGGCGACGGCGAACGAGTCGCTGTACGAGGCGTTCGAGGTGACTCGCGCCAAGCACTACCGCAAGATCACCGTCGACAACGAGACGATCGAGGCGACCGCGACCGGCAACACCGACGCGTTCGCGCCGGCGTTCGACGAGTTCGACAACGGCATCCTGGCCGAGGCGAACTACCTCGAGTTCCGCCTGTTCCGCGGCCGCGGCGGCGCCATCGGGCGCATGACCAACACCTCGTTCTCGACCACGGTGATGACGCTCGACGACCCGTCGGCGTGCTTCGGCGTGCGCAAGGGCGACGTGCTGCGCCTCGCGTCCACCGACGGCACGTCGGGCGCGGTGCGCGCCGGCTCGCTGACCGTCGCGTCGGTGCAGCGCCAGGCCGGCACCATCACGCTCACCGGCAACATCTCCGCGGTCACCTCGCCCGCGGCCAACGACTACATCTTCCTGGACGGCGACTTCGGCCTGGCCCTCGCCGGCAAGTCCGACTGGGTGCCGGACTCGGCCCCGACCGCGGCGGCGTTCTTCGGCGTCGACCGCACGGTCGAGCCGGAGTACCTCGGCGGCGTCCGCGTCGACGGCACCGACGGGCGTCCGGTGCACGAGGTCTTCATCGACCTGGTGACCGCCATCAGCAACCTCGGCGGCGACCCGGACGTCATCTGGGCGAACCCCCGCCAGCTCGGCAACCTCGCCAAGCAGATCGAGGGCAAGTGGGTCGTCATGCAGGCGGCCGGTTTCGACGGCAAGAAGAACGCCTCCATCGGATACCGCGGGTATCAGGTCAACATCGAGGGCCATGACGTCACCGTCATGAGCAACCGGTGCTGCCCGACGAACCGCGTGTACGCGGACACGTCGAAGACGTGGACGTTCTTCGCGGCCGGCATGGCGCCGAACTTCCTGCAGAAGCGCGCGGGCTCGATCATCAAGGTCGCCGAGTCCTCGGACGGGTACGAGGCCCGCATCGGCGAGTACGCCAACAGCGCCTGCAAGGCCCCCGGCCACAACGGCGTCGGCCTGCTGCTCGCCGCGGCCTGATCCCACCGACGAGGAGAACGACATGAATCGAGGAACCTACCCAGTCCGAGGACTGGGCAACGACATGGTGATGGCGGTCGCGTCGGTGACCGGCGCCGGCACGTCGGCGCCGACCGTCGCCGCGGCATCGGGCACGGCCAACAAGCCTGGCCGGAACCTGGCCACGGGCGCGAACATCTCGCGCTCGGCCGAGGGCGTGTACTCGATCACGATCGCCGCCGCACTGCGGCCGCCGGTCGTGTCGGCCGTCCTGCCGAGCGTCCGCGGGCCCGACGGGCGCAAGGCGACCGTCACCAGCTACACGCCGTCCACCGGCGTCCTGCTGGTGAAGGCGTGGAGCGTCGCGGGCGTCGCCGACGACCTCGAGACCACAGACCAGCTCGACCTGGTGTTCGTGGCCGCGGACAGCACCGCGTCGTGACCGGTACCCGACCCACCGACTGAACACAGACCATGCCCCGCACGATCACACTGGCCCAGCTCCGCACCGGCGTTCGCGTCCGTGGCGATTGGGAGAACTCGACGGACATCACCAACGCGGTGCTGGACGACGTGATCAACAGTGCGATCGCCGAGCTGTGGGACCTGATGATCGGTCGGTGGGCCGACTACTACGTCACGAGGACCAACCTCACCGCGACCAGCGGCGTCGAGACCATCGCGCTGCCGTCGACGTTCTACAAGCTGCGCAAGCTCGAGCTGCTGTGGTCTGGCACCGTCGACACGGCGACCGCCCGCTACGTCGAGCTTCTGCCCATCGACCTGAAGGCGTCGCACCTGCCGCTGTACGGCTCGCCGCGCGCCTACCGGTACCGCATGGCGCAGTCGTCGCTGTACCTCTCGCCGTTCCCGGACCGCGCCGAGACCATCCGCATGACGTTCATCCCGTACGCGACCACGCTGGTCGCTGACGGCGACACGTTCGACGGCATCAACGGGTACGAGGAGCTCGCCATGGCGCTCGCCATGCGCCGCCTGCTCGTGCGCCAGGAGCTTCCGACCGGCGAGGTCGACGGCGAGATCCAACGCCTGACCGACCGAGTGCGCAGCGCGGCCGACAACCGCGACGCCTCCGAGCCGTTCTACCTCGACCCGCGCGGGCCGCCGCGCGAGACCGGGTACTGGGACGAGGAGGGTTGGCCGTGGCCCTAGCGCGCGCCATCCGCCGGGTCGCGTCGCGCCCGCGGCTCACGGCCGCCGCCAGCGCCGGCGTCGCCGACAAGGCCGCGGCGCGCTCGCTCGACGCGCACGCCGAGGCCATCGCCGCGCTCGAGGGCCGCCTCCCGCGCACGCGCCAGGTGGTGGTCGCCGACCTGGCTGCCGGCGCTGTCGTCATCGAGCACGACCTTGGTCGTGCGCCCGAGTTCGCCGCGGTCGCGCCGTCGGTGGCCGCGGCCGACTTCGCGTGGTCGCTCACCGGACGCACGCCCACGACCATCACCCTGACCTGCGTCGGCACCAGCCAGCCCGCCGCCCGTATCGAGGTGTCCTGATGCCGACGACGCCGAACATGTCCTTGGTCACGCCGACCGTCGGCGGCTCGCTGGACGCCTGGGGAACCATCCTCGGCACCCTGTTCGACCTGGTCGACGCGCACGACCACACGACCGGCAAGGGCGTGAAGGTCCCGAGCGCAGCGCTCAACATCAACGCGGACGTGCCGTGGTCGTCGGGCGGGACGCCGCGCGCCATCACCGGCGCGAGCGGCCTCGGGCTGACGCCGGTCGCCGCGGCCTCCATGTCGGCGTACACGTCGACGTGGTTCGTCAACAGCAGCGACGCGAACAACCTGTACTTTCGCAGTCAGAGCGGCACCAACATCAAGGTGACCGACGGGTCGACGCTGAACGTGTCCATCGTCGGCGGCATCGGCGGCGACTACGCGGCGGTCGGCGCGTTGCTCGACTACGACGACGCCTCTGACACGTACCGCCTCCGCCAGCAGACGGGCGCGAGCGTGCGGCAGTACGCGCGCATGGCGTCGGCCGACGTCGACCTGTTCGAGTACAAGGCGTCGGGCTCGACGCCTGTGCCGACGAACCGCATCCGCCTGCAGTCGCCGGCGGCGCTCGCGGCGAGCTACACGCTGACGTTCGGCGCTGCGCTGCCTGGCTCGACGTCGCTGGTGCAGGTGTCGGCCGCAGGCGCCCTGACCTACAGCAACACGGTCGCCAGTGCGCTCGCGCTGTCGAGCACGCTGACGGTCGGGAGCACGCTTGGCGTGACGGGCCTGATCACGGCGAGTGCGGGCCTCACGGCGGCAGCCGGCCAGCACCTGACGGTGAGCAGCACTGGCCGGTTCAAGCACGGCAACATGACGCTGAACATCCCGGTTGGCGCCGCGGACGTGTTCAGCGGGACGCCGACGAAGACGAACTCGGGCCAGTGGAACGTCACCGGCGCGGCCACGATGCACTACCCGGTGCTGTTGCCGGTTGGCGCGCGCATCCGCTCCGCTACGGTGCAGTACTCGCGCACCGCGGGCGTGATCGTCATCGGCGTGCGGTCCTCGACGGGCGGCGCCGAGACGACGCGAGGCACGGACCAGAGCATCGGCACTGGGTCCGGCTGGACCACGCTCGGCACCGGCACCGTCGACTACACGATCACCGCCGGCACCGCCGTCGTCATCTACGTGAACTTCAGCAGCTCGCCCAACTACGCATTCGGCAGCGTCGAGGTCACGTACGACTACCCGTGACATGGCCCTCCGTAAGCAGCCCATAGCCATCCCGTTCGCGGGTGGCGTCGAGACCGAAGAGGACTCGAAGCGGGTGGAGCCGGTGAAGCTCCTGGACCTGCAAAATGCCGTGTTCACGCGCCAGTCGACGCTGAGCAAGCGCAACGGTTACCGCGCGCTGTCGCGCGCCATCGAGGGCACTGGCGCCGACTACACCGACGCGAAGGCGCTCGGCCTGCGCGGCGACGAGCTGCTCACGTTCGCGGGCGGCCGGGCGTACAGCTACCGCCCCGATGCCGACCGATGGTCGGACACGGGCGCGTGCGTCGCCGCCGTCGCCGGCGACCGGCCGCTCGTGCGCACCGGCACCAACCAGAAGCAGCCAGACGTCGCCACGCTGTCTGGCGTCTCGCTCGTCGCGTGGGAGGACAGCCGCGGCGGCGTGTGGTGGTCGACCGTCGAGAACTCGACCGGGCGCGTGCTGCGCGCGCCGGCGCAGATGTCCGCGACCGGGACGCGCCCGCGCTGCGTGACGTGCGGGACGGTGCTCGCGCTCCTGTGGGCCGAGGTCGCCCTGGGGCAGCTGTGGGTCGCCATCGTCAACCCTGCGGCACCAACCGACGCCGCGTTGACGTCGATTCTGATGCCAGACCTGCTCACGTCTGCGCCCGACTACGACGCTGTCGCCGAGACGCACTACGGCTACGCGGTGGTGGCGTGGCCGGCGACGACCGGGCTGCGTGTCGGCTACCTGCACCCGTCGGGGGTGATGGGCTCGCCGGTCACGGGCCTGCCGTCCGTCGTCACGCTCGCGTCCGTCGTCGGGCCTGTCGCGGTCGGCGATGCGGCCGGCGACCTGGTCGTGATCGCATCCGACGGCGCGACGTCGCTGCGCTGGTACACGCTCGACGGCGCGTCGAGCCTGGCCACGCTGACGACCGACACCGTCGCCATCGGCGGCGTTCCGGTGCGCCTCGCCGCGGCATGGAACCACGGCGGCAGCTCGTGCGGCTTCGCTGAGCTGGCCGGCGCGTCGGCCGACCTGAACCGGACGTTGAGCATCTACAGGGTCGGCGCTGCGTCGTTCACGACCGACACGCTGCGCGGACACGGCCTCTTGTCGCGCGCCTGGGTCGACGGCACGGCGTCTGGCGTCTACGTCACCGTAGGCCACGCCGTCGAGCACTTCCCGTACGCCGCTGTCGTGCGCGGCGGCGACGCCAGCGGCTGGGGCGACGTGGCGGCCCGGCTCCTGCCCGGCGTGCTATCCGGCCTTCCCGAGCGCGGCATGGTGGCGAGCGTCCAGGCGGACGCCGACGACGCGCGGCGGTGGTCGTTGCCGATGCTCGACCGGATCGCACTCGACGCCGAGGACGAAGGCGTGTTCGGCGAGGTCGGCATCCGCTCCGTGTCGCTCGACTTCGATCCGGCGGCCGCCTACCAGACCGCGCAGCTTGGTCGCGGTCTGTACCTCGCCGCGGCCGCGCCGCAGCACTACGACGGCGCGCGCTGGGCCGAGTGGGGCTTCCACACGGCGCCCGATGACGGGCTCGTCGGCACCCCTGGAAGCGGTGGAAACCTCACGCCGTCGTCTACGTACAGCTATCTCGCCTGGTACGAGGAGACCGACGGACAGGGTGAGGTCCACCAAGGTGGCACGTCGGTGCCGCTCGTGGTCACGCTGGGCGGCGGCGAGGACACCGTCACGGTGAAGTTGCCGACGCTGCGCCTGACCGGCCGGTCCCGCGTCCGCATCGTCGTCGCCCGCTGCAAGGCGAACGACCCGAGCGTGTTCTACCTCGTGACGTCGACAGATCCGAGCGACTCGACGGGCAGCAACCGCTACGTCGACAACGATCCGACCGTCGACACCGTCGACCTCGTGGACGATCTGGCTGACTCCGTGCTCGAGACGCGCCCATTCGCGTACACGAACGGCGGGACGCTGAGCAACGACCCATCGCCGTGCGCCGGCGCGGTGCTCGCTGGCGGCAAGAACCGCCTGTTCTGGACCGACCCCAGCGACCCCAACGTGGTGCGCTACAGCCAGCAACTCCTCGACGGCAACGCCGTGGAGTGCCCGCCCGAGCTCGCGATCCAAGTCGACCCGTACGGCGGGGCGATCACCGGCCTGGCCGTGCTCGACGACACCGTGATCGTGTTCAAGGAGACCGCCATCTACGTGTTCGGCGGCCCCGGCCCCAACGCCAACCCAGACATTGAGCCGAACGCCTTCGCCTTCACCCCCGCCGCGCTCGTCACCAGCGACGCCGGGTGCTTGTCGCAGGACTCCATCGGCCAGACCCCGGTCGGACTCCTGTTCCAGTCGAGCAAGGGCATCATGCTCCTCGACCGCTCGCGCCAGCTCACGCGCATCGGCGACCCCGTCGAGCAGTGGGCAGGGCAGACCGTCCGCGCCTCGACGCTCCTGCCGAACCGCACGCACGTCGTGCTCGTCTGCGACGACGACGGTGGCCGCGCGCTGCTCTACGACTACAAGCGTCAGCAGTGGTCGACGTTCACCAACCACGTCGGCGTCGACGCCGTGGTTGTCGGCGGCGTCTACCACTACCTGCGCAACGACGGGCGCGTGTTCGCCGAGACGCCCGGCATCTACGCCGACGACAACGCACAGGTGCGCATGGTCATCGACATGGCGTGGATCAAGCTCGGCGGCTACCTCCAGGGCTGGCAGCGCATCTATCACGCGTCCTTCCTCGGGAAGTACATCTCGCCGCACACGCTGCGCGTGTCGTGGCGCCTCGACTACGAAGACGGCTGGCGCGCGCCGCAAGACCTCGACGTCGATGAGAACTGGGACCCGTCCGTGTACGGCGAGGGCCTGTACGGCGCCGGCTACTACGGCGGCGTCGCGTCCGGCTCGACGGTCTACCAGCGTCGCATTCACATCGGGAAGCGGTGCCAGGCCATCCGGTTCCGCATCGAGGACGTAGAGGCGACGGACGCGCGCGGTGCGTCGTTCGAGTTGTCGGAGCTGTTGATCACCGGCGGCATCCTCGGGCCCGCCTTCAAGCTCGAAGCGGCCAGGAGCAACTAGGAGGCAGTCATGGGTTGGACCGACTACACGCCGCTCGGCGCGGCCTGGAACTACCTCGACGACAAGCTCGGCCCCAAGAAGGGGGACCCGGCGAACGCGACGTACACGGATGCCGACTACCTGCGCAACCAGGCGCAGCAGGGCATCGCGGGTGCGCAGGGGCGGCAGGCGCCGCAGGCCGCCAACACGAAGGTCGGCCAGGTGCGCACCGGCACGGGCGCGACGATCAACCAGGCCCCACAAGGCCAGTTCCGCAACGCTCAGCAGGGCCTGCTCGCGCAGCTCGGAGGCGTCGCGAGTGGACAGCAGGCCGGCGCCGGCGAGATGGCCGTCAACCGCCAGGTCGGCCAGGGCCTTGCCGCGCAGCAGGCCATCGCGCGCTCGATGCGCGGCGGCAATGCCGCGATGGCGTCGCGAGGCGCCGCGCGCAACGCCGGTGAGATGGCGGTGGCGGGCGCCGGCCAGGCGCAACAGGCCGCGATGCAGGACCAGACCGCCGCACGCGGGCTGATGTCGCAGCTCGCCGGCCAGGGCCGCGAGCAGGACATCGGCCTCGCTGCGCAGCAGGCCGGCATGAACCAGCAGATGAACCTCGCGAACCTCTCGTCGCAGAACCAGGCCATCTTCCAGCAGGCCGGCCTGAACCAGGCGACGAGCCTAGCCAACATGCAGGCGAAGCTCCAGCAGGCCGGCATGAACGACCAGGCCGCGCTCGGCTACCTGGCGCAGCTCTACGGCATGAACCAGGCCGAGATGATGGCGCGGCTCCAGCAGGAGCAGGCGCTGCTGTCGCAGCCGAGCACGTTCGGTCAGGTGCTCCAGGCCGCAGGCCCCATCGCCACGATGGTGTCCGACGAGCGCGTCAAGGAGCGCGTCGAGGACGTGAGCGCGGACGTCGACGAGATGCTCGCGCACCTCGAGCCGGTCGCCTGGGACTACAGCGACCGCAAGCACGGCGAGGGCCGCCACGTCGGAGTCATGGCGCAGGCGCTCGAGTCGAGCCCGATCGGCGCGCTCGCGGTGTTCGAGGACGGTGACGGCGTCAAGCACCTGGCCAAGGACAAGGTGATCGGCCTCCTCCTCGCCTCGGTCGCGCGCCTCGCCGCGCGCGTCGAGCACCTCGAGTCTGTCTCCGCGGAGCCGAAGGAGGGCTGAGATGCCGACCGTCATCGCCGAGGACGACTTCGGGCAGACCATCCAGACGGACACCGGCGAGGTGGTCACGCTCCCGCGTGGCGTCGCCGACATCCGCGGGGACCTGCCCGGGTACGGCACGATGGCCGGCGCCGGCATCAACGCGCCGCCGCCGAACCCCGCCGCCGGGGTCACGGCGTCGCCGCGGCCGACCTCGAGCATCAACCCCGCCGACGTCTCCGGAGAGCCGTCCGCGCCGTTCGCGCCGCCGGCGGTCGAGCAGCCGATCATCGGCAACTCGCTCGAGCAGGACTTCGCGAACATCAACGCCGGCCAGCCCGGGGCCATCCCGGTGCGCGAGTTGCCGGCTGTCGTCGTCGGCAACAACTACAATGGCAAGGGCGGCCGCGCTCGCCTCGCGGCGGACGCGAAGGCGGTCGGCGCGGCGGCGGCGCAGGGCGGACAGGGCGGCGGCCAGGCGCAGCCGCAGGGCCAGGCCGGGCCGCGCGATGCGTTCGAGGCCGCGGCGATGGGCGAGCAATCGGCCTACGACGACGCCATCGCTGCGCAGGAGCAGCAGGGGCAGATCCTCGCCGAGGAGTCGGC